ATGGAGGTGCTTGAAACCCTTGGAAGTAAAGTTCACGTAGAAGACATTCAACATCCGAGTAAGAAGAATAAGAAGACAAGTGGTGGTGAGAACGGGTCTTCGATTACACCAGATAACGTTTGTATGGTGAATTTGTTTTTCACCACAAAGCAGAAGGAGGAGTTTGAGAAGATGATAATCAAAGCTAGTAAGAAGTTCAGTACTGATGAAGATGTTACCGACACAGTATTCGCCGCTTTGAAATTCGTAACTAAGAAATAGTATGAAGAACTATAAAATGAATATAAGTCCAGATTTTAATGGAATTCTTCAAATTAAGGTGGATCCAATCTACACTGAAGAAGAGTCTGACACGTATGCTGGTAAGATGTTACAAGAAGGTTGTATAAGGTTTCTTATAAAAGAGACACTGAATCAGGAAACTGCATTGCAAAGTTCAGACGTAACATTATACCGGCTAATGTATGTCTTCAGGCGTACGATGCGCTATACAAAGCAGCTACGTTGACAGACAGTAGAGGAACAGCCACTGGTGAGAAGGAAGGGGAAGTTAAGAAGATGAGGATAAGGAAAGACGGATCTGAAAGTAAACAGATGGTCAGCAACAAACTCATTCACAGTGGTGTGGCTGGTTTCAGTGATAGGAGTGCGAGGTTTCCGTACTGTAGATTAACAGCTTTCAATCAACACAACATGAACAGGTTCATTGAATCGTATCCAATTATAAAGATAGTGGATAATAAGTATAAGGAACTTATGCCACTTCATTATAAACTTCAACGTAAATTAGCCAACCAAACGTCCCAAGACTTTGTAATCCCCAACACTTCATTCACAACAGTAACGGTGAATAAGAATTGGCAGACAGCTGTTCATAAAGACAAGGGTGATTTCAAGGATGGTTTTGGTAATCTGGTGGCACTTCGTAAAGGTGCTTTCAGTGGTGGGGACCTACTACTGGTAGATGTGCATCAGTGGCATGGCAACACTCCTATCTTTATGGAACAGCTAGATGCAACGAGGCTTTCATTAGTAATGTACTATCGGGAGAAGATGAAGGAGTGTGGTTCGTTAAGGCAAGAACTGAATAGAGCGAAGAAACGTAAACCAGGAACAAAGTTATGATAAAGCTAAACAAAATCAAACCGTTCAAGTCACCACCGTATAAGAAGCCTATAGAGTTAGGTAAATACATTAAACAATATAAAGTTCCAATAGAAGGTGTGATTCATGTTGGTGCTCATTATGGTCAAGAAGTGAAAGAGTACAGGGCTTGTTCTATTAAAGATATTGTTCTTATAGAACCTATGTTGAAGGCTTGCGGAATTCTCGAAGGAAGGTATGGAAAAGATAAAGATATCTTTATAATTCATTCTGGTTGCGGATCTAAGTCAGAAAGAAGAGTTCTGTATACGGAAACAAGAAATGGAGGACAGAGTTCTTCTGTGTTGGTTCCTAAAGAGCATAAGAAAGTGTTTCCAAATATAGTCTTCAATGGTGAAGAAGTCATAGAGATAGAAAGGTTAGACGATTTGGTAGGTGGTAAGTGCTATCAGAGATATAATTTGTTGAACATAGATGTACAGGGGTTTGAACTAGAGGTTCTGAAAGGCGCCGAAAGAACTTTAAAGCATACTGATTATCTTATACTAGAGGTCAACAAAGTGGCTATGTATTCAGGTTGCTGTATGGTGGAAGAACTTGATTCGTTTTTACACAACTTCACCAGAGTGAATACCAATTGGATTAAAGATTCGTATGGAGAGGCTGTCTACATTAAAAATAAATATTTATGAAAAGGGAATACGCCGGAAAGAAATTCTTTTGTGCTGTGATATCGCACAAGAGACCAGAAAATATTCCTCATATCTTCGCTACTGTGGGTCCGTGCACTTTCTATGTTAATGAGGGAGAACGAAAAGCATACTTAGAATGTCTGATATCGTTTAAAATTAGAAATTGTGAAGTGAAAGAGTGTCATTCTAATATCTGCCATGCTCGTAATCAAGCTATAGTAGACGCCAGTAGGCTGAAGCTGCCTTGTATACAGGTGAGTGATGATCTTAAAGGTATAAAGCAGGTCGCACTTCTTGCTAACGGTAAACGTATACAGAACGATATTAAGTTTGAGCAGGCTGTAGATATCCTATTGGGGGAGATGGAGAGAACCTGCTTCCTCTATGGTGGAGTCGCTGTTAGTAGTAATGCTCTTAACTACAATGGAACAAACTTTAGTTACGATAAGTTAATTGTTAATGATCTTATCTGCATAAGATCTGGATCAGTTGGTAGGAACATGATTAAACATGAAGCACCTTTGTTTGATGAGAACATACCATTAAAGGAGGACTATGACATGAGCTTAGGGCAGCTTATTAACTGTGGTGGTGTAGTGCGTTGTGATAGTATTTTGTGTAACTTCCCACATAGAGAGAACAAAGGGGGAGCCAACACATACCGCACACCTAAAGAAGAAGCAGCCATGACGTTAAGGTTAAAGAAGAAATGGGGTGCGTTTATTAAAGATAACCCCAAAAGGCCGGGTCAGGTATTGTTGAATTACCCTTTGTTAAGAAAAGCGATATCAGAACTAAGAAACAGACAGAGACAGAAACACTAACCAAACTAATTATGAAGGGTGATACTTGTAATGGGGAAGGCTGTTCAAACGTACTTAAGGACAATAGTCTTTTATGTAGTACGTGTCGAGATAGGAAATATAGAGCTTTGAATCCGATAAGATGGTTGTTTTATAAGAACAAGAACAATGCTAAGTCAAGAGGTATTAATTGGCGGCTGACGTTTGAGGAATTTAAAGAGTTCTGTGAGGAAACGATGTATCATCTAACTGTTGGGAGGTCGGCTGATGGTATGACTATTAATAGGATGAAAGAAGAATTGGGTTATCAGAAGGGAAACATAGAAGTCATAACATTGGCAGATAACGTAAGACAACAGAATGAGGATAGAAGGAAGAGGGAAGAGGAGTTAATGAAACTAAAGTATGGAGATAGATACATAAATGTATTGCCTGTTGAACAAAGTAACCACGCTATAGTAGGACCTGGAGGATTTCCCAAAGACTGGTAAGTAGATTGAAATTAATGTAACTTTATATCTATGGCGAGAGACAAAAGCAATGAAACTAGAAATCACAAGGGTAACGTGATTAAGAAGGTGAAGAAAAAAAAGTATCCAGATACTCACAAGACTCCTAAGAGGAGAGTTCCAAAGTCTACTGCGAATGTCGCTAAGGAAGCAGAGAAGTGGAGGAAAGAATACAATAAGCCTGGAGCGAAATCAATCTGGTTAGCCAACAGTAAAAGGACTAAGGAGGTTATCTTCAGTTCACCAGAAATTTTATTGGAAGAGTTTCTTGACTATGTTCAGTTCTGCAAAGATAATCCATGGGTTAGACAAAGGGTAGTTATATCGGGTAAGAAAGGTACTGAGATTTCTAACGAACCTATAGAGAAACCTGTCACATTAGGAGGATTCATGGTTTTTTGTGGAGTCGGGGATAGGTACTGGCAAAACTTTGTTCAGGAGATCGCTCCTCGCGACGAAAATTATGGGTCCGTCATTGATTTTATTAAGAAGGCGACTCGTGAACAAAACATAGATGGAGCAGCTGTTGGTATATACAATGCCAACATCATTAGTCGCCTCCATGGACTCGCTGACAATATTAACACCAATATCACAGACGACAGGCAGAAAGTCGCAGATGTGTTCCCTAAGAAATTGAAAGAAGGTACTAAGAAACGTTAAAATGGAAAGAAGGAACAGAGAGGGTAAGAAGTTTATGACAGATACTCCTATCTATAGGATAGCTGTGTTCTGCAGGTTAGACATCATGCCAGAAAACTCTCACTGTAAACGACACAAGATACAAGGGTACTTTGCTGATCTAACGTCTATTGTATTAGTAGAAGGGGTGTTGTTCACTCGTGTTGTCTACATGGGTTTTAATTAAGTGAGTACGAACTTTAACGATATTATCATTGAAATTACTTTTAACGGACTGATGACACTGGCCTGTGTAGGCGCCGGACTTGTTATCTGCGTTATAAAACTTTATTATGAAAACAACAAACACCAAAGAAAAAATCAAGGAGACTGAAAGTTCGCCGGTAAAGGTCTCAGAATCTTTATTCACAACTGCATGGAAGTGGTTCTTAGTATTGATAAGAGTCTTACTCCCTATGGAGGGGAGGCAGACGCCAAGAATTAATACGAACAATCCACTGACGTATCTGTTCCTGCTCCTTACTTTAGTAGTCGTCTGGCTGGTGGATATAGTTAAGAGTATTGTCGGTGTTATATGCGGAGGGCTGGTTAACGTTCTCATACTCTACATATCTACCATAAGGAATGGAATTGAGGACGACAAGACGGCTAGGCTTACTGAACAGATGAAAGAAGCTGTTAAGAGAACCGGAAATTACAAGGTGCCGGGCATGAAAATAAATGGACACAAAAATTACGACTATGAATAGCAACGACACATCCGAAAAAACTTATTTGCAATACCTTATCGGCAATGTAAAGAAGCCGCTGATATGGATAGGAATTACGGCTTTGTTCATTATCTACTGGCTGCTATATCCAGACGCTAGTAGTGCTCAAGCCATAAGAGTCGTACTGTGGACTTGGTTGGCGCTGTTCGTGGTGATTCCATCTGGATTGTTCTACACCTACAAAAAACATTATTTGAATAAATGGAAATAAGACATACGGGTACTCGCATTGTCAAGAAAAGACCATACAGTAATATGTCCAATCCTGTCGGCTGGTACGATTGCTATATGATGTTCGTTGGTAAACTGTACCAGCAGCGAGAAGAAAGGAAGAAGAAAGTGAATGATTTAAAGGTATAGAAATATGATGGTGGTTATAGAGATACTGGCCTTTACATTCCTTCTTGCTCCAGCAACATGGGAGCAGCATGACGATAAGGCCGGTGATCCCAATAAACAAGTAGATGTTATAGTGCGAGCGGTGCTAATGTTACTCTGCAGCATACTTAACTACATGGTCAGAGATTTCAATTTCATTAACCTTAAGAGCCTTACTAGCGTCGTGATTGGTGTTGGTAAGGCTTTTTTTATGTCTTTCGGTTGGTTCTTTTTAGTGTTTGACTACTGGGTCAACTATAGGTTGGGGCATAAAGAAGTTCTTAACAAGTATGGAACAGGCTGGTTAGAGTATCTTGGTAAGACAATGAAAGAAAAGGATTTTGAGAAGGCGGCTATCTATAACATAGGATACAACTGGTGGGATACGCAAGGCTGGTGGATAAAGATACGTTGGCAAGGTCGCCTCATTACTAGATTGGTTGTATATGGTTTAACTCTAACCCTATACCTATGGTAATGAAACAGAAAGTTGATCACGTCATAGAAGAGTTGGAATTAGAAGACGGTGAAGTACTCATTAACCCTAATCTTGAATTCTTATATGAATGTTATAACGATAGCGATAAATCTGGTTGCATATTGGAGGGTGGATCACGTAGTGGCAAGACATGGTCATCTATTGATTTCATTATCTGGTTGTGTTGCTACGTTGAAACAAATTGTACTATTATAATCGTTAAGGAAACATACAATTCTTTTAAGACAACGTTGTATGATGATTTCAATCGCAGGTTGCCAATGTACGGTATCACATCACCCTTCGCCGAGAAAAAAGAGGTTGGAACTTTTTTCCTCTTCGGCAATAAAATCACTTTACTCGGTGCTGATAGCGAGTCCGTTCTCCACGGTGTTGGTTCAGACTACCTCTATTTTAATGAATTGTTAGATGTCAGCAAAGCAGCTTTTGACCAGATGGAGCAGCGGTGCAGAAAATTCTGGTGGGGCGACTATAATCCTAAAGCCACAGACCATTGGGTGTTTGATAGAATTACCAGTAGGTCGGACGTTGGTTTCCTAAAGACAACTTTATTTGACAACCCATTCATCAGCAGGCTTGAGAAAAACAAGATCATGAGTTACTTGCCGACCGTTCATACGTGGTTGTGTAGAAAGTATATGGAGGAGGGTATGAAAGAAACGCCTGCTGTGTTGAAGGCAAAGAACTATGATGTTAAAAAGAATCCAGACAAGATCAGTGAACTTGCAATCACAGAATTACTCCGTTCACATAAGAATGAACAAGAAGGAACGGCGGACGATTATATGTGGCTGGTTTATGGTGAGGGAGAGAGAACAGCGCCGGAAGGTCTAGTGTTTAAGAAAGTTTATTGGATCAAAGAGTTCCCTAAGGACGGATATGAAAAGTTGTTTTATGGTTGTGACATTGGTTTCAGTATAGATCCAACGGCCTACGTGAAAGTCGCTGTGGATGGAAATGATATGTATATACAGAAACTTCATTATGCTCCAACAGCCAGTTCATTAGAGTTTATTCCAGTGATTGAGGCCTATCTACCAAGAGGTTCTGTCTGTTGGGCAGATGGTGCGGGAGATGGTCTTGAGTTGATTGGTGATGCACGTAAGAAAGGACATAAGGTACTAGCCGTTGAAAAGTTTCCCGGTTCTATCAATTACGGTATATCTATTTTAAAGAAGTATCGTTTACATATAGTTGATTGTCCTGAATGGCGGAAAGAGCAGGGGAACTACAAGTATAGAGAAGTCAATGGCATTATGATAGAGGAACCTATAGACGGTTTTAATCATTTGTGGGATGCGGCAAGGTACGCGGCGATGAGTAATCTACATTTAAAGTGAGGTCGGTTGGCCATTCTCCCTATGGAAAAAACCCATTTGACTTGATTGTTTTTATTGTAAATTGGGTATAGATACAAGGAAAGAACGGAACTTTTTAAGCTATATAAACACCATATGAAAATTATAGGCAGGCTGGCGGAACCTCTCCCAGGAACAACACGCACTAAGACTCTGTTCGCTTGGTTACCAACTAAAGCAGGACAGAGTCTTATTTGGTTAGAAAGATATCAAGTCATGGAGGCTTTTATTGTTAATAACTATCTCGTTATCGTCGGTCAAGAACAAGTCAATATAAGGCGTGGTGAATGGATGAAGGTATCTAGTAGAACTTTCAAGTAATATTAACCAGAGTAATCGATGAACCCAAAAGAGAAGTCTCGTCTTGAAGAATTACAAATAGACGGTTGGTCTGGAGTCAATCCTGACTACTTCATAGAACAATCTTGGTCTCGTGGTAATACTCCAGGTATGCTCGGTCTCCAGTTCGGTGACGAATATTTTTTCAACCTCAGTAACGAACAGGATTTTCTAAGAGCGTATAACGCCTGCTCTCCATTAAAGTCAATCATCGGGAAACGAAATGCCGCTTTCAATACTGCCAAACGTTTAGTTGTTAGGGCTGCTGACAAGGAGAAGAAAGAAAGAGTTAACAACGTACAGACTAAGGCATTAGAAAAATTAATTAAACGACCGAATATACTTCAACGTGAAAACCAATACTTCGCTCAGCTCAACACCTATGTAGATGTTTTTGGCTATTGTCCTGTTCTGAGGATGTCACCTTCCGCAATGCCTTGGGAAATTACACAGTTGTGGAATATTCCTCCATGGCTCTTTGACATTGACTACACTCGTAAATGGCTTCAACAGTATAAGATCAGTGGTATCTATGAAGCGTACTGGATGAACTGGGAAGGTAAGAAGGTGGAAATAGACATGAAGGATTTGTTCTTTGTGTTTGATGATGGCATTGGTACGCAGACAGATAGTAACTTAACTATTCCCGACAGCCGGTTGGTTGGTCTAGACTACGATGTTTGCAATATTGTCGCCGCGATGAAAAGTCGTAACACGCTCATTACCAAACGTGGAGCAGTAGGCATACTCAGTAACGTTGCGAAAGACCGAGCAGGTGTTATTCCTTTGGATCCCGAAGAGAAAGACGACCTGCAGAAAGATTTTAAAAAATATGGTATTGTTGGTCAGCCTTACCAGATAATCATAACGAACGCGTCACTCACATGGCAACAAATAGGGTTCAGTACTAAAGAACTCTTACTGTTTGAGGAGGTGGAGGATAGTGTGAATTCATTGTGCGATGCGTACAGATGGCTTCCTCAATTGATGTCACGTGGCAAAGCTTCCCAATTAAATGGTAATGATCGCAAAGAAGCGCAGAAACAAGTTTATCGAGATAGCATTATTCCTGAAAGTGATTCACGCATGGAGCAATTCATGGAGGGGATTATCGCTAGTGACGATACTACATATGTAGGTCTAACGATCTATGCGGATTTCTCTGGAGTAGAGATTCTACAAGAGGATAAGAAGATCATGGCTGACACATTAATGGTTAATGTTATGGCCGGAATGACATTGTTTACTAACCAACTCATCACTAAGAATGAATGGTTGATTATGATCGGCATGCCGCCAAGGTTAGATGATCCTACGTTTGATGAGTACTATGTTCCACCACCAGAACCAAAAGAAGGGAGTTTTGGTAAGAAGAGTAATCACGAAGTATCTGAGTTCATTGAAGATGAGATTTTCAAATACTATAAAAAACATTTCAAACTGAATGGCCATGCTAAGCAAGAAGTATAATGGGTTGTTTACAAAAACAGCCCTGACCTCTACCACCTTAACACTTCACCCACGTATACAGGCGTTGAAGCTAAAGGCCCGGCCAACGAACAGTCCTAGTTATGTTGACGCGAACGGGGATTTGCACCTTGTAGATTCAGAAGGCAATCCAGTTGACTTTCGGGTGAAGGTGTTAAGCGTTGCGGATAGAACTATAGAAGGTTATCTTTCTGTTTTTGGAGTTCGCGATCTTGGAGGAGAGGCGACTGTAAAGGGTTGTTTCGCTAAGTCTATTAAAGAACGTGGTCCAAAGTCAAACGCAAAGGCGAAGATCGCATTCTTATGGATGCACGACATGAGGGAACCTATAGGCCAGTTCATTGAACTTAAAGAAGATGATTATGGCCTTTACTTCAAAGCTGTCATTGATAACATACCACAAGGGATGCGAGCTCTTGAACAGATTAAGAGTGGAACACTTAATCAGTTCAGCTTTGGGTATAAGTATGTCTGGGACAAAACGAAATACGACGAGAAGACAGATACTATATACTTACTTGAGGTCAGCATGTGGGAAGGTAGTGTCTGCACTTTCGGAGAATGCCCGGAAACTTATGTTATCAAATCCATGGAGGAGTTGAATAACGCCAAAGAAAAATTGGATCAAGAAATTGAATCGTTTATGGGTAACCTGAGCGACAATAATAAAAATACTTTCTTACAATTAATGACAAAGCAGGCGAGTCTTACTTCACTTGAGCCGCTGTATGTTGAAGTCGATAGCAACATAAAGAAGTTGAAAGAAACTTCTAACGCACTCAAGCCGAAGGTTATGGGCGTTAACGCCGATGAAGCTAAAGGCATTAAATGGGGGAATAGTTTAATTAGTTTTAACAAAAAAAACAGAAGAAAATGGAACGAAAAATAAAGCTGGTAGTGAAAGATCTGTTCTCTACCAAAGGATTGGATGCAGAGCAGAGAGAACTCGTAAGGGCGCTTAATGATCAGCTTCAAGAAATTGAAGTAGATGATGAATTGCTTGTTAAGGCTGGGTTCAGTAAGAAGGATGATATTAAGGCAGAGGTGACTAAGTCTATTACTCTTGCTCTTAAAGGGTTGCTGAATGAAGATGGCAAGTTCGCCTTTGAAATGGACAGGCTGAAATCTCTATTGGGAGAAAACGCCGAAGATCCTAAGGGAATTTACAATATCGTCAAACAACTTGGCGAGAATGTGAAAGCAATGCAAGAGTTGAAAGAGAAGCAGGCATGGGGTAACTTTGAAACTATCTTCAGAAAGAACCTACCAGAAATCGAGAAGGTATTTAAGGCAAAGTCTGGTCAGTTTAAACTTGATATCAAGGCTGCTGCTATAATGACAACGGCTAACGTTGTTGATGGTAATGAAGACCTTCCTCCTGATTTCATAGAAAGTTTTTCTGTGGGTTCTTTCGTACCTAAGCGTTTCCCACGTGAGTACATCTTTGATGTTGTGAGCAGGTCTACTGTTTCTGATATCAAAGAAACTAAAATCTGGTATGAAGAAGGAACTGTTGAAGGCGCTTTCGCAGTAGTGGCAGAAGGTGGTCTGAAGCCTCTTATTAGTGGTGCTATTGTACGTAACTTCTCTGAAGTAACTAAGGTCGCAGCTAAACAAAGGTACACTGAGGAATTTGCTAAGTTCCGTAAGGAAGCATTCGCCATTATACAACGGATGATTCGTCAGAAGCTTCTCAGAGATTATGCTGCTTTGCTAACAACGGCACTTCTCGCAGACGCTGCTCCTTATGTATCTTCAGGTCTTACTGGTACTGTACCGGCTAACAAGGTAACAGATTTCCACGCGATCGCGGCTGTAGCTGCTCAGATAGAAGCACTGGATTTCGTTCCTGACTTGCTTGTTATGAACCCGGGCGATAAGTGGAGGATTGGTATGTCGCAAGATGCGAATGGTCAGTTCTACTTACAAGTCCCTTCTGTTGATCCAAGTGGAGTGACAAGACTTATGGGTTTCATTGTTAGAACTTCTAACAGAATGACGCTTGGTACTTTCTTACTAGGTGAGGCGGGTTTGTTTGAAGTAGAAGATGAAACCATAACTGTAAGAACTGGTTATGGTATCGCAGTAACTGGTGGAACTTCAAACGGTGGTGGTAACGTTACAGATGTACAGTCTGACCTTGAACACAACCGTTTCACTATTATAGTGGAAACTTTCTTCCATGCGTTCATAGCTTCTAACAACGAAGGTTCTTTTGTCGTTGCTGACTTTGAAGATGTGAAGTTGGATGTGACTGAGGCTTAAGGGCTTCTTACCTCTTAGTACAGAACAAATAAACAAAAACTCAAATGAATACCGATAAAACAAGAACGGAAGCTGACAACTCAGGAACCAGCACCAAAGGAAGTATAAAGAAGGCAGAACGTAGAAAAGATCTTGTATACAAGGGAGATCGCGTTGATGTCTGGGCGACAGGTGCGAACACTAAGACTCCTGTAGGAACAAAGAAATCCATGCATCCAATCCTAGCTGAAAAGTTAGTGGAGAAGGGTTACTACTCTTATGAGGAACTCGCAACCGAAGTTACTGAAAAGAAAAAGAAGAAAGTGAAAGGTGAATAAATCGCCAGAAACTTTTTAAAATTAATCAATTAAATAAACAAAATAAACTAAATGAAACGGTATCTTAAATATCTAGCTGGATTCAGTATTGTCTTACTGTTCCTTGCCATGACTGTTCCGCAAGTTAGTGCTCAGAGGAATATGCTTAGTTCCTATGGACTAACTAGCGACACAGTTGTGAACACCGCTACAGGTTATCTTGAACTTCGTGTTCCAGGTAATGCTTCTGTCAGTGGTGAAACGTTGATTCAAGTGGTGGTGACTGAAGTCAGTGGAACGACTGCTGGTACAGTCAGCATCCTAGGTTCCCTTGATGGAACTAACTTCATAGCTTTAAAACTGCGTGAAGTCGCAACAGCTGTCAACACGTTCGCACCTGCAGATCAAGCGCCTGCTCAGACTTATATGTGGAGGCTAGTCGGTAACCCGGCTCTTTACTATAGAGTAAGTTACACAGGCGCGGGAACCATGTCTGCCAGATTCAGCGCTAAACTGCTGGTGAGGTAAAGAAGTTCAAAGGATTATAAACTTTCTAAGGATGTTTGTTTCAGCAGAAGATTTCAATGTCAGGCCGTACAAGTTGCCGAACCTAGACGATGCCACAGTGTTGGAGGAGTTTGAGGCTTTCGTCAATTCGTGGGAGGAGGATGTTGAAAAAGGATGGCCTTTTATCTTAGGTAGATCTTTCTACAATAAATTCGTAGAAGAAGAAGCGTTACTACCTGATGAATGGGATGCTGAAGTAGATTATCTTATTGGAGACGAAGTCGTTATAGGTCTTGATATATATGGCGCTGTCGCTGACAACACAGATTCTGAGCCAGATGCTTTGAACGCAGACTGGCTCCTCTTGGAGGAGGGGAACAGATGGTTGAAGTTGTTAAAAGGGTATGAGTATACGATAGAAGCTGGTCCTACTTACAAATGGATTGGACTGATAAAGGCGGAGAAATTCGCTGTGTTCAGTAAATGGCTTTCTGCCAGTGTAAACAACGTTTCAGGGGCTGCTGGTAGCGTTAACTCCACTGTGGAGAATAGCGAAACAATAAACAGTGCGCAAGACATCTCATCTGCTTGGAATAAATTCGCTCGCCTTATTGGTGGACGTACCAAGTCGGATAAGTGTGATACGTTGTATGGTTATCTTCATAGCTTTTCTAACGTAGATATCTTTGATGATACCTTTGACGAAACGTTCCATGATTTCGGTGGTTACCTTGTACAAGAGTTCGGATATCCTGGGAGACTGAATCAGTTCAATATCTAGTTTCAGATGGGAACTCTACTAACTACCAACGTACCAGCCAAGATCAGAGCAGCTGTCGCAGCCTGTGAGTTCGCCGCAGACTTTTTTGTAACTGGCGAATCTCTTTTGTTTGATCATGGTCACATGGTGGAAGTGAGTGGCAAGTTGGCAAGAAAGAATCAAAAGAAACAGAAGTATCCGCTTGTGATATTGGTTGAAGATTTCGATCATGACATATACGCGGGAATGATGCATCTGAATCTTAGGTTGTTTATTGTTAACTACAACAGTGATCTTGTTATGGATTCACCAGCTAGATGGCAGGGTGTGG